TTATAGCATTTTGGAATTTCATAGCTCATATACACTACCAAAAAGGTCTCAAAAAGGCCAGCCGAGATTAAATACAATATGAGACCACTTTGTACATGCGGTATAAGACCCACCGCAGTAAATTATCGTAAAAACGGCCGCACATACTACAGAAGCATGTGTAATGTGTGTTTAAAACACGGCGAAGGACATGGTATTGCCCGTTGGTATCGTGCGGGGTATCGTCCAAAAAGCCAGTGCGACAAGTGTGGTTTTAAGTCACCACACAAAGAAGTGTTTAGAGTATTTCACGTGGACGGAGATTTAAACAACTGCCGGCCTACCAATTTAAAAACAGTTTGTTCTAACTGCGTTCAAGTCCTGCATAAAGAGGGTGTGAAGTGGCGTCAAGGGGATCTGACACCAGATCTTTAACCTGTGCAAACAAGTCATCAATAGTGGTGTTATTGTCCATGACTGCATCAAAGGCAGTGCCAACCCAAGCAGTTTCACTGGAGTGAATCTTAAGACGCTTAATACGTTCACGGCTGAGAGCATAATTCATGTTTCTGTCACCTGCGTTCATGTTTACAGCATCGTCATACCATTCAGGTTCTGCTCCACGCACCACACGAATCACAATTCCACCTGCATTTTTAATTGATTTAATTTCGTTGGGGAAACGGCAGTCACTGATAACAATGTTGTCTTTTGAGTTGCGTAGTTTGTTTTCCAAGCTGGCAATCCAGATGTCATCGTGAAATGCCTTGCGACAAACTTCAGTTCCCCAATATTGCAAGATCCAGCGTGGTGTAAGATTGGGCATGTTTAGTCGTTCACTCCACCACGGATCAACCTGTTCACGCCACACACGGGCTTGTGTTGTGCGACCTTCTAGCATTGTACGGTCCCAGCCAAACACCTGTGCTACTGCATCTTTCAAACTGTTGGCAAAACTTTCTCGACGAAAACCATGAAAGTTAGTTAGATAATCGGCAATAGTATCCTTGCCAGAACCAATAAATCCGCACACACCTATAATCATAGCATCTCCTAACGATATGCTATTATATAACAGTTTTATTACAAGGTCAAATTATTTTTAGCCAATTACAAATGTGTAACCTGTGCCGCCTGCCACATAAGTGTCAAGCTCTTTGTCTAATCTTTCAAAATCTTCTTTGGCACTGGTTTTTAAATCGCCGCCATTCATCTGTATGGCTTGGCCTGGCCCAGCAATTGACGCAAATTTCGAACGTGCTTCTCCCAGCATGGTTTTGCAAACTGCTAGAGTATAATCTTTTAGCCACTGTTTGGCATAAGTGTCTTGTAACAACACCCAGTCTGGACGATAGTTATAACTTCTTACCAGTATTTGTTCGCCCTGTGCAAAGGGTCGTTGTAGAATGGTTAAAATGTGACTGGTTGGTTTCCAAGCATATTCAATATAACTACCAAACATACGTCCAACTAGTTTTTGATAGCCAGCAAACAAGTCATATGTTGCTAGACCGCCCATTGAACTGCCCGACATCAAGTATGTGTTTGTGTAGGCTAGGTTAAACGGTTCAAACAAAGTACCGCCTGCACCAATTCCACTTCTTGAGCCAATAGCTCTACGAAACACTTCACGCACTGTGATAACTTCATCAGGTAATCTGTATTCATTTTGATCCTGTAGTAGTTCTAGAAACAAATAACTTTCTTCCACAGCATTGGGGCTTTTTTGCCTGTAGCGATTTAGCGCACGATCCAGCGCGGCTTCATAGTGTGCTGGGTCTAGTTCAACCTCGATCATACCATCGCCTAGCATGAGGCGTACATAGTCAAACGCTTTGTTTCGTTCAACAGTTGAGTTGGATTGTGTGGTTGCTGGTAAATCTTCCATTTTTTTTGTCCTCTTACATATTTAGCTAACGATAAATATCACTATGCCAAGACTTTCTCTTTATAAACCAGAAAAAGGCAATGACTTCAAGTTCATTGACCGCCAAGCCAGCGAGATGTTTCAAGTTGGTGGTACCGACGTGTATCTACACAAATACATGGGTCCAGAGCTGAACGCTAACGGAACCCAGGATCAGCCCACAATTGATTCTTACAATGTGTCAACTATACAAGATTTGTTATTTTTAGAAAATAGAGATAGAAAGTATGACAGCGAAATTTACAAAATTCGCGGATTATATAATGTACAGAATATAGATTTTAACCTAAGCCAGTTTGGCCTGTTCATAGACAACGATACACTGTTCATGACTGTGCATATTAATGATTTTATCAAGTACATAGGGCGCAAACCCATTGGTGGAGATGTGCTGGAATTGCCACACTTGCGTGATGATTTTGCACTTAACGATTTTGACATCAGTTTGCCACGTTACTATGTTATAGAAGATGTGGGTCGTGCCAGTGAAGGATTTAGTGTAACTTGGTTTCCGCATTTATATAGACTAAAACTTAAGAAAATTACTGATAGCCAGCAATTTGCTGATATTCTCAACAAGCCAGCTGTGAATGCTGATGGCATGCCAAGCGATATGACTTTGAAAGATTTGTTAAGCACTTACAACAAAGAAATTGCCATCAACAATCAAGTAGTTGCTCAAGCAGAATCTGATGCTCCTAAAAGCGGTTACGAAACTAGACAGTTTTACACACTGGCAGTGGATGAGCTGGGTAAACCAATTTTAAACACCGCAGACGAAGCTACTTTGTTGGCAAGTAATGAATCAAATGTTAACAGTAGTGCTGTGGCCGCAGTGCCAAAGCGCAGTGGTTACACAGGTTATTTGTTAGGCGATGGATTTCCAGTTAATGGCTATGACTTTGGATTTGGAATTCAATTTCCAAGCGAGCCGTTGGCAGATGATTTCTTTTTAAGAACAGATTTTTTTCCTAACAGATTGTTCCGCTTTGACGGAAAACAAAGTGCTTGGATTGCAGTTGAAGACGGCGTTCGCATGAACATGACCAATAACGATTCTAGACAAACACTTAAAACAGGGTTCATTAATAATAATGACTATGTTTACAACGATGCACTGATTTCCAGCTTTAAAACATACAGTCAAGTAGAAATTGATGTGGGTGTTAGCATAATTAATACCACTATGGAATATGCAGGGAATAATTTAGCCAAATATATTGTATTCAAACAGTTGACTACTCAGCTGAGTTATGTGACAGCTGACAATGTTGGTATTATCACAAACAATAACGGTATGATACGCATTACTTTACCCGCACCAGATAAACTACCATATCCTGGACAATGGAATATCATGTTGTGCAACCATAGAGAAAGTGAAAAACAAAGTCTCAGCAAAGTTCTTAAACCTAGGGCAGATTTATAATGCAACATTTTTATGATGGTCAGATAAGAAGATATATTACACAAACTATTCGTGTGTTGAGCAATTTTGTGGTCAAATACGGCGATGGCACACTGCATCAAATTCCAGTTATGTACGGTGATGCTGATAGGCAAGTGGCCAGTATTATCAGAAATAATAGTGAAAATAAAATCAACAGTGTTCCACGTATCAGCGTGTATGTTTCCACTCTCAGTTTAGATAGAGACAGAATGTCTGATCAGACATTTGTTAGCAAAGTTAATGTTCGTGAGCGAGAAGTTGCAGGTGATTATTACACTCAAGGGCAAGGGCGTAACTATACTGTTGAACGATTGATGCCAACTCCATTTTTATTAAAATTAAAAATAGATATTTGGAGCGCAAATACTGATCAAAAATTACAAATTCTTGAACAAATATTAGTTTTGTTTAATCCCAGTTTAGAATTGCAAACAACTGACAACTATATTGACTGGACCAGTTTAAGTGTTCTCAACTTAACTGACATTGCGTGGAGCAGTAGACAAGTTCCAGTTGGAACTCAAAGTGCAGGCGATCCTATTGATGTTGCTACTCTCACTGTGGAAACTCCTATTTGGATTAGTCCTCCAGTTAAGGTCAAACATCTTGGAGTAATTACAAAAATTATCACCAGCATGTACAAGAATGCCACTACTAGTGATAGTTATGTAGAAGGATTAGGTTCTGACCCAATGACTTCCACAACATCATTTACTGATTTGCTTTCAACAACTGTGAGTAGTATACAAAATTATCATATTGCAGTTTACAACAGTCAAGCAATACTATTAGGAAAAAATGAAAATATAGTTCCTAGTGAAATTACACTGGAAATTCCAGTTAGACAAGGTACTGCTTTGGCCTGGCAAGAGTTGTTTGATCAGTATCCAGGACAATATCACGCTGGTTCAAGTCAAATTTACCTTACACAACCCAACGGCACACAAGTGGTAGGAACTGTGGCTATCAATAGTTTAGACAATTCTATTTTGCAAATCAATTGGAATCCAGACACACTGGTATCTGACACTGACATTGACAGTGCAGGACGCAAAGAAGGTTCTGTGGGATACACTATTCCCAGTTATAGAAACGGCACAGCTAATCAAGGATCGCCAGGTACGTTTGATGCTATCATTAATCCGTTAACTTATAATCCCAAACGTCCATTAAATCAAGATACTGATCAAACTGTTCGTCCCGGAACACGCTATCTCATCATAGAAGACATTGGAGATGTTGACAATGCGGACGGAGCAGACGGTTGGAAAGGCACTGACAATTCAGAGTTGGTTGCACTGGCCAATGATATTATAGAGTGGACTGGTGTCAAGTGGAATGTGATTTTCGATCACACTCAGAACACAGACTCTCTTGTGTGGCAAACGAATATATATACTGGAGTTCAATACTTGTGGAACGGCGTTCAATGGGTCAAGAGCTTTGAAGGTGAATATAATCCTGGCCAATGGAAAATAATACTCTAAAAGAACAAATTACCTGTAGCGGTGCTTTATTTTATGCTAAAAAAACTGGAAGGTTTTTACTGCTACAAAAAAGCCACGGCAAACATGCAGGTACTTGGGGACTGGTAGGCGGTACCAACATATCTGGCGAAACTCCTTGGCAAGGTTTGCAACGTGAAATTGCCGAAGAAATTGGCGCTATTCCTGCAATCTTAAAAACAATTCCGTTAGAAACTTTTGTATCAAATGACACTGTGTTTAACTTCCATACCTACTTGTGTGTTATAGATACAGAATTTGTTCCAATACTGAGCGATGAACATGATGGGTGGGCATGGGTCACAATAGACAGAGCCCCTAAGCCATTACACCAGGGGCTCCGCAATAGTTTTACAAATAAAACTATTCGTACTAAACTTCAAACAGTGTTCGATCTAGTAGATTTAATATAATTTATGCAGACGGCGGTACAAACACAACTTTGCATGGATACGGGCAACACCCTTCCACATATTTTGTTTCAAGAAGCACTATACCTTCTGCTTCGCTAGCCGCTTCAACTTTCTCCATAAAGCTGGATCCGTCTGGTAATTCAACTGTAAATTCTAATAACATGAGTAATCTCCAAAAACTTGCATAACTGTATTTATAAGTTTAAATTCATATAAAATTAAAATTGATAACAGCTCGATATTTATGGTCAGTACAGCTTGTTCCGCTATGCCTGTCCAAAGAGTCAAAAATTACCAAACTATTTTCTATGCTGGGCACTTGTTGGCCGTCATCTTCAAATTGTGTAAATCCGTTTGTTGTATTAAGATAGAATATTGCAGTTTTTGAAAGTTTGGCCAAATCTTCATTTATGTCAATATGATATCCGTAAGTTTGAGCAGTATCAGTACAGCTAGTAATGTTTGCTTTGACTCTTATTACCATTTGATGAGGCAATTTTTTAAAAATTGGATCTAGTATATTGATGTATTTGCTAATAGTAACTGGACTATGATAGAAAACATGAACAAATTGCAAATTAAATCGCTCATCACACATTATACCTCCAGGATCACTTTTATCATGTATAGTCCACGGAAATGATTCGTTTAATATTTGATTTTTAACTGCTATAAAATCAGTTCTTGATAAAAAGTTATGAATAATCTGTCTTGTCATGATTTATGAGAACTTAGTCTCCACTGATTATATACTTTACTAACTGCATCAGCTGGCCCGTATTCTGAATTAAAACTCACTACCACTCTTCGATCACTTTTATTAACTTCAGTGCTGTGTTCAAGCCAGCTGGGGAACAATATCAATTGACCTTCCTTACATTCCACAGAGTGAAAATTTGTATTATACTCGTTTGATCCCAATAATACTTCAGACATTCTGCATTGAGCCAAGGGACTGTGAAAACTTAATCCAACAGATCCAGGAGGAGCTTCTACATATAATGCTCCTGAAATGACACTCACTTCATGTCTATGCGCTTTCACACGATCTCCCTGGCCCATAATATTGAACCAGCTGTTTGTTATGACTATGGGAGGCATTTGTAATTGTATTGCCATTTCTTTTACTAGATTTTCAATTTTTAATCTTAATTTTCTAACACTAAAATGGCTTAAAATTGGAGTCATGTCAGTTCCGTAAGAACTTTTTGCATTATTCACAAGCCCGTGTGGTTTAGTCAAACTTTCGCTTTGAAGAATCAGTTGTTTGAGATTGTTCCATTCCGGTTCCTGTGATAAGTCGTATGTGTCAATTTTGACTGGAAAGATTAGTGATTGCATATAAATTATTTATTAGCCTGTTTTATCAAGCAAGTTATTTGTGGTTTATAAATAGTGGTAACAAGGAGTAAATCATGATTTTAAAACCAATACATGACCGAATTATTGTGAAAAAAGATGCGCCAGAAACTGTAACAATGGGTGGGATTGTTATTCCCGACATTGCCACTGAGCAGGTCACTAAGGGAACCATTCTAGCAGTTGGTCCTGGAAAACATGCTGAAAAAACTGGAGTGTTTATTCCAACAACATTGAAGGTAGGAGAAAAGATATTGTTTCACCCGTATGCTGGCAGCGAGATAAAAATTGGAGACGATAGCCTCTACGGAATGCCAGAAGGCGATGTCTGGGCAGTTCTTGAAGATGACAAACCAACTGTTTAATTTTTTAACCGATCAAGATTTTATTAATAGTAAACAAAATAATAAACATTTTGTTTTTAGAAATCTCGACTTAACTGCTCCTACCTGGGGAGAAATCTTAGAAAATTTAAATCAAACAGTTGTTTCTAAATCCAAGATGAAAATGTTAGATAATCTTGGATTTGTATTTTTTGATGCCGAACGCATGTTGTCAGTAAACAACTTATTAACTGAAATTAAAAAAATTACAGACCGTCCTTGCACAGCACATTGTTATGTTTCTTTGTTGGAAATATCTGCTACATTTGGAAGGCACAGTGATACATCAGATGTATTTTTTTGGCAAGTGCAGGGCAATACTTTATGGAAGGTTGAACAAGGTGCAACAACTTGTGAATATGAATTATCTCCAAACGATTTAATTTATATTCCTAGGTTTATGTTTCATGATGTACTGCCACTCGGACCAAGAGCTGGTATATCTATAGGAATTGATTATTAAAATGTTAGAAAACATTAAAGATTATATTTTTGTAAAAAATTGCATACCAGCTGAAACATGCGATCTCATGACTAAGGATCTTTCGAGAAACTCTTGGACTAGACATCAATGGCAAAACTACGGTGTCATACACGAAAGGCCTACTTTCCCGTCAATGGAGTTAGAAGTAGCAGAGTCGCATCCTGATCAAAACGAGATATTATATCCGCTGATG